TAATCGTAAGCAACGCGCGCGCGACCCCCTCCCCCCGTTCATCCGAACACTACTCATGCAAACACTGCCCACCTGAACACTACTCACCTGAACACTACTCACCTGAACAGTACTCACCTGAACAGTACTCATCCTCACACTGCTCATCCGCACACCTAGCAAATCAAACGTTTGTATAAATCGCCCGCTTGATCTGCACCGGAACAGCAGCACCGCTCGAGACAGCACCGGGACAGCACCGGGACGATCGCTCGCATCACCGGACCGACAGCACCGCACAGCTCGAGACAGCACCGGCACAGCACCGGCACAGCACTGCTGAAACGTCCGTATGAATCACTCGCCCAACATGTCAGCCGCCACACTTAAACGCTCGCTTGAATCACTCGCTTGCATTGCCGCTACACCCGTGTGAAACACTCGCTTGAATAGCTGGCATGTCGTCCAGGTATCGCCACAACACAGAGCGTAATCTAACGGAAAAATTTATGCTTGACATGTTTTGTGATTGGTCATTATAATCAGTACACCAAAGGCTAGTTGCTAATGCACTGATGACATCCGTTACTTGCTTGCGATTGCCTCGCGTGTGTTGATGATATTCTTTCAAGTGAGTGAATAGGTTTCTGAGATACTTTCCACCAATGCTTCTACCTCGCTACTTCTCCCTTGATTCTCTCTTGATTCTCTGTTGATTCTCTCTTGAATTGACGCTTTACTCTCTGTTTTCCCCACTTATTGCTGGCAATGCTGAAAAAATCTCATGCAATAAACCTTTGAGAATCAACAGAAAAGAAGAAAAGTGAAAATAGTTGCTAAAATGTTGTAGACATTCCCTCTGAATTGGTTATCTTTCGCCTGTCGCCGCGATTGGTGACCACAACTCGAATATATACTTGAACATGAAAAATAACACTTACATCCTGCATGAAGGCACAAAAAACGGTCAACGCTATTTCGTAGCAGCATCTGGTTTCACTCGTGAATCACAAAACCGTAAAACGGGTGATATGATTCAGATCTGGATTATGCTCGCTGATGTCAACCCTGTCGCCGCTGTGCAGTCTGGTTTGGACGCTGTGACAATTTGCGAGGGTTGCCCTTTCGCATCTGGTAACGGCTGTTATGTTAACGTCGGCCAATCTCCTTTGGCCATCTGGAAATCATACCACAGCGGGAACATGCCAAAACTCATGCCAAAAGACTACGCAAAAGCATTTAGCGGCGAAAAAGTACGCTTCGGAGCGTATGGCAACCCTACTTTAATTCCCCTTTCCATGGTGAAAGCAATTGCCAAGGCTAGCACGGGTTGGACAGGGTACTTTCACAATTGGAAAACCATGCCTGCCGCCAAACGGAACGCTTACAATCAGTTTTTCATGGTCAGTACAGAAACAGCCTCGAGCCTCGAGCTTGCTAACTCCCTCCAATTGCGTGTTTTCCACGTCTCACCCGTACAACCAGCAAACACTGTCGAATGCCTAGCAGACTCTCGTGGTTTAACATGCGCACAATGCCAACTGTGCCAAGGATGGTCAAAACCTGCAAAAAGCGTTTGGATTAATCCCCACGGAAGTAAGACCGCCAAGGCATCGGCGGCAGCGATGGCATAACAAAAATCAACAAGCCACTGATGAGATCTAGGCAAAGATCGAAACACCCTGCGGGGTGTATGGCAAATGCCACACACAACATGAAAATGACTACTCAAAAAGCAATCCGCGCCCAATTTTGGGCTTCTCATCCCGCGCTAGAAAACCACGCTCGCAAATGGGGTATCAAAACAGCCCCACAAAACAGACACAATACAGACACGCGCACGGCATTTAGCGATTTTGTGGACTATCTTGCCAAGTCTGGCATGATCTCCGAAAAACTAGCGTCACGCGCTACCTTGTAAAACAATACAACACAACACACAGACAAAATGAAAACTACTGTCACAAAATCCGCAGCTATCAAGCACGCTCGCCAAAACGTATCAACGCTGTCAATCTTTGGGGGTCAATACAGATTCGCAACCTACGATGCGAAAATGAGCGCATGGTGGGAGCATGTCCCGAAGCAATTCCATGCTGCCGCTTTCGACCGCTCGCAGGCACTTATTGATGCCGCCCGTGACTATCTCGATTTGCCATGCGTGCAATATGACGGTGGTGCATGGACCGACTATGTTTAACCTACACTATCACAGAAACCGTACACAGCACAACACAGACCACTATGCAACCAACTTGCTCACTAATCCGCCGCCCGCTCCCGCGCCGTAACCCTATCAAAACCGCTGCCATAGCACTATCACGCGCCCTCTACTATGCCGCCGCCGTAACATTCGGAGCCTTGCTCTGTGCTGCCCTTGTGGTGGTGGTAACGGCTCTTTAATACTCAACACAACACAACACAAGAAACATGATAACGCACACACAAGGAAAATGGAAAGCTGAAGGCTGCACAATCTACAGCGGAGAAACCATTCTCGCCGTAACCTACTGCGAGGGAAACCGCGAACTGCACCCAAACATGCACGAAAAGGACACGCCGCCTGATTCAGACGGAGAAGAACACGGGGACGGATGGGAGGAGGCATGGAAAAATGCCGAACTCATCGCTGCCGCTCCTAGCTTATTGAATGCATTAATCGCGATAAAGACACAAGCCGAACTTGCCGCTTTAACCTTCCCGAATGCACCAGGACGAGGGGACTTGCTAACTATTGCCAGAATAGCAGGCGATGAAATCGCCAAAGCAAAATGCCACTGATGAGATCTTCGGCAAGGATCGAAACCCGAAAGGGTCTGGCAAGAGCCAAATAACACAACACAACACAACACAAGATGCAAACGATAACAGGAAACACTTACCCCGTCAAAGACGCGCTCAAAGCTTTGGGCGGAAAATGGAACAAACTAGCCAAGGGCTGGGATGTCCCCGATGAAGTGGCAGATGAGGCGCGCGCCCTAGTCTCAGGCGCGCCAAGCCGTAGCATTAGCCACAGCTACGACAAAACCACATTTTACCGCATGAACAGCGGAGCCGTGATTTACCGTAACAGATCTGGTCGATGCGAGGACGCGCCCTGCTGCGGCTGCTGTTCTTGAGCCACTGATGAGATCCAGGCAAAGATCGAAACACCCTGCGGGGTGTATGGCAAACGCCAAATAAACTATGATACTATACCAGAAAACAGAAGATCCCCTCGTTATCATCACCGACAGCAAGACAAAAGACGTGCAGACCAAAAAACTCACTGGCACTTATTTTCGGATCATTCCCCCTGCAAATGATCGCGTGAATTGGGTGTTAACCTGCTCAGAAATGCACGTCGACAGATGGGCATCGGCTACAGATTCCACCATGATCATTTCGGACAACCTGCGCAAACAACTAGTTTCCCTTTTCTCATGCTGATCGACAACAAAAGCGCGTTAATCCAATCCGTGGCTGATGTTCTCGGGGTGACTCCCGAGGCTATCGCTGGCAAACGCAAACGGTTCGCCGAGGCTCTCGCTAGGCAGATCGTCATGACTCTGTGGAGTGAAGCTCACTCGCTCCAGGACTCAGCCGAGATCGTGAACCGAACCCATCACACCGCAGCATTTTACGCACGTAAAAAGACTTATGAACGCTTGCACTATTGCGAGAAGTCAAAAGAACGAATGCATAAGATACTGCAAAGATATTCAGAAATTATCCTTGAACAAACCATAGAAACCACTAAAAACAACACCTGCGAGGCATGAGCCAAGCAAACACCAAAATACAATGAACCTAGAACACAGCACACCAGAACTATTCACAGCCCTTGCAAAAATGCAGGGTGAAGTCGAAAACGCCACAAAAGGCTCGCTAAATCCACATTTCAAATCGAAATATGCGGATCTTGCCGAAGTCCTGAACACTGTTCGCCCCGTCTTGGCGGCGAATGGACTATCAGTCATCCAGTCGCCATCGTTTGACGGCGCAATCTGTCACGTGACGACCACTATCGCCCACAGCGGTGGAGGGTATATCTTCGGCACCATGTCATGCGTCCCAGCTAAGATGGACGGGCAAGGCGTGGGAGCAGCAACGACCTATCTTCGACGCTATTCGCTCGCAGCAGTCTGTGGGGTAGCACAGGAGGACGATGACGGGCAATCTGCCGCGCATAACCGTCCCGCAGTCTACCCGCTCATTTCCAGCGGTGAAGCTGCCAGAATTCGCGAAAACATCGAAGCTCTTGCTATCGACGAACCCGCATTTTTGAAGCACTACGGGGTCACATCCGTAGCACAGTTGACCACTGACAAAATTGCCAGCATCGACAAAGCATTTGCAATTAAAGCCAAGGCAAAACCATGAAAAACGCAACTATTGAATACAACTTAGGCAGAGCGTATTACTCACGTTCCGCATCGCCGACGAACCTGTCAGCACCTGTCAGCAAGTCACTGCTATGGGATTTCAACCAATCACCCTACAAATGGCGACACAGCAATGGCAAAGAATCAACCCGCGCGATGGATCTTGGCACGCTGATTCACGCCGCAATCCTAGAGCCAAACATCCCGCTTGATGTAATCGCAGCGGTGTCCCCTTACTCTGACTTCAGAACGAAGGCAGCGCAGGAATGGCGTGACGATGCGCGAGCCATGGGCAAGATGATTGCCACAGGTGCCGATATCGCCGCCGCTGGAGGGTGTGAAGCGGTCTTTTCTGAAGACTATGCGCAACGATTTGCTGGTAGCTACAAATCCGAGGTAGCAGTTTTTGCCACTATCGGGGCAACGGAGATTAAGGGCATGATTGACCTCGTGCCTGACAATCTTGATTTGCTGGTAGACCTCAAAACTACCGCGAAAATCGGCAGTCTGCGGAACATTACCAATACTATCATTGACCGAGGTTATCACTGGCAAGCTGCGTTATATCTCGACCTGTGGAACGCTGCCACAGAAGAGAAGCGCACACGCTTTGTCATCTGCTTTATCGAGGTGGATTCACCGCACGAATCGGCATGGGTTGAAGTCTCACCCGAACTGATTGAGGCAGGGCGCATCGGTTACATGAACGCACTTGCGAAATGGCAAGCTTGCTGCGCTACGGACACATGGCCGCGCCAGCATGAGGGGATTGCCACTATCGAGAAACCCGCATACCTGTAAACCAAAAAGAGGGGGCGCGCATCTCACTCACGCGCTTTATATTATGAGAAAAAAATATGATGCAGTCGCCACCGTGGGCAAATACACGAAGGATGGAGTAGAGAAAAAGCGATATTTGACCGTAGGAGCCGTCTTCGAGAGCGACGAGGGTAAACTTACCCTAAAGCTGGAAGGAGTGCCTGTATCGCCCGATTGGAGCGGTTGGATCTCATTCTACGAGCCGAAGCTGGGATACACTGGAACAACTGAGAACGATCCACCACCATTCTGATGAGCATATTCGACGACACGCCGCTGGAAATCGGAACGCAATACTACGATAAGGAAATCATCGGGTGGAATCCTGACGAGAGAAAATATCTAGTTGCTTGCCCACGCTTTCGCACGAAGGAGCTTTGGCTTTCTAAAGAGAAGGTAGATGCTGAATATGGAAACAGTCTCATGGCAGGAGTAGAGTGCCGTGAGTCGAAGCCAGGGAGCAGCTACAACACCCGATACTTCAGAAGTCGAGTTGATGCTCCAGAGTGAAAAAATAATCTTGCATACACCCACCTAATAACGCAACTTAATTACATGAAGCAGCCGCCAACATACACCCCAGAAGAAGCTGAGAAAAATGGCTTTAAGTCGATCACCACGCTTTATTTCTTCAACGATGAGGCAGACATGCAGTATTTATCTGTTGTGCTGTCAGACATGGCAAATGTTAAACATTGCCTGATAAAAACGCTCCGAGGAGTGGAGGTGGCGAGGCTTAAAACTGAGATCCTATGAATCTATTCCCAGAATTGCCAGAAGAAGAATCACCCCGCCTGAAATGGATGAAAACCAAAAACATCCACACGTTGAAAACTAGAGACAACAGATGGGTTGCCTACAAAAGCGAGACACAGCACAATTTCACCCACGAGGATGAGATTGATGCTGTTGTCGGTCTTGCTAAGAAGCTAAAAATCAAACTCTGGAAAGAGTGATTGACTCCGCGCTAGATTGTGCTAGTCTGCTCCCGACAGTGCTAAGTGCGCAACTCGCGAACCAGACTTAGCCATTCAACCCCGTCAGCACCCACTGGCGGGGTTTTTCATTTTGTTTCTTTCGTTGTTTGGTTGTTTTTAGTGTAATATGGTCGAACTTCTTTCTGCCATCGTCGTAAAAATGAATTCTCACCATCGTCACCACTAACGAGCCAATCGACCCGTTGAGCCATTTCAGCAGCTTGGCGTAAAGTATGCACTGTTTCTCTGAATTTCTCGATCACTTCAGGCGGGTAATTTCTCCCGCGAGTATCACCCCATTCATTTTTTGACTCGTCATTGTTCGATTCAATTAATTCGTGAATGTCCCTGGCAATGTCTTCAATTCTATATTGTTGGTATTGGAAATGTCCTCCGCTCATATCGTTCTTTCTTTCTTCTTTATTCTGTTCTTTTTATTTCTGTACACAATTAGTCTCATAACCTCCCTAGAGCACACACGATGAGAAACAATATCTACCCTGCGCTTTTATGATCGGAATCAGCCCCTTAGGAGTCAACCTCCTGCCACCTCTGCTTAGTCTCATGGTGACAACACGCTGGCAGCTTTCCCGCTTCCCGTGCCTAGTGATGAGTGTGGAAGATTCACGTCTTCTCGCGGTGTCCTTTGTTTTGGTCTGTCTTCAGAATCGAACAGGGGCAAATGAAAAGCCCGTTCAGGCTACTACCTCTGAACGGGCTTCGATGCTATTTGAACACACAGCAAGAAAGTCTTTTACGGCGGTAGTAGCGCACGAACGGGTGAAGAATACCGCAATGAGCGGAAAACGCAAGGATTATTTTTCAGGGAGTGAAAATATCCCCCAAAGTGCGCATCGTTGAGAGGCGTGGGGGATCTGCTCACTTGCTAGGCGGCATACACCGTTTGACAAGCTCCAGCGAAAGATACCAGCCGAGCAAAAAAGCGCAAGTAAAAACTCACTTGCTGGAAACCGTTTGCAAAAATGCAAGCATCCAAGCGGCAAAGTGCCTTTTTTTCATGAGCTTAAATCTTCGCAAAATCCGCTGCCTGCTTGGGTGCATGTGCAAAGGTTGCAGATTTGCGAAAAAGCGCAAGGGAAATCCTTGTCAAGCCCTGATATTCACCGCAAAACACCGATGTTTTCCCTAACGAAACGCAAGCGCAATGCCTTATAGAATATAGGAAAATAAAATAGTTGCAAAAATATATTGCGTTTTTCTGCGATTCTGGCAAGTTTCGGTCGTCGCGAGACAATGCTACTGTAGCTCAGACGGTTAGAGCACCCGCCTTATAAGCGGGAGGTCGCTGGTTCAATGCCCGTCAGTAGTCCCAACTTTTACACACACCATGAGCAACAAACACAACCGAGCGCAAAAACGCGCTATTATCGCCGCCTCAATTCAAGAGCGCACCCACCGAGCCATCAGCGTCAAAATGCCGATTGCGCTTGCTGACAAGCTCAAAGCTGAGGCAAAGGAAAACAACAAGATTTTCACGGGCTACGTTCTGGAGAAAATCGAGCAGGGAATGGAGGCAAGCAGTGATTGAGTTCATCAAAGCGCATCTACTTTTCGTGACCTTTTGCGTAATCGCTGGCATTTACGCAATCGCTTTTATCCTATGCCTACTACAAACCGCTAAAGACGATTATGAAGACTGAACCATTTGACAACCCGCGCATCGAATACCGCCTAGCATTACGTTTGCTGGCACAACCGCAACCCGTAAAGAAACAACAACCAAGCAACACGTGGATTGACGCTTTTTGCCTAGTGGCAGCCGCCATCATGGCGGGAGCGGTCGCCTGGGTGATTTTACCATAACAAATATGAGCACACAGAACACACCATCACACGCATACAGAATGCAAGAAGTTATTGACATCGGTTTCAACGCTGAAAACACACTGGATGAAAATGATACCGTGTCACTAAAGGTTGGACAGCTTGCTGATTTTGTCAGACACTACTGCGAGTTGTGCCAAGCACTAGGTGACCTAGAGATTGAGGCATTATCTCATGCCGAGATATTGCGCCAACAAGGCAAGAAGATCGTAAGAATACTGAAAGGAGAGCCATGAGCGCAAAAATGAAAACATCGCCAACACAGCTTTCGCTGGCGCATCTACGCAAGACATGCGATCTGGTGGAAGTCGTGGAAAAGTGGAATAGTTTCGTGAAGATACGCCAAGACCTATTCGGCATCATCGACATCCTAGCTTTGCGCGGGGCTGAGACAATAGCTGTGCAATCAACATCATGGGGCAACACAAAGAGCCGCATTGATAAAATGAGCGAGTCGCCAAACATCGCCGCTATTCGTGCCGCAGGGTGGAAAATCCTTGTGCATGGATGGAAGAAGAACACAAAAACAAATAGATACGAACTGAAAGAAATCGACATATCATGATCTGTTACAAAGATAAAACCTTTTGCCCGTTTTATGAAACGTGCGACAAAAGAAATGAATGCGGTCGTGCATTAACTCCAGCGGTAAAAGCCGCAGCCGCTAATTGGTGGGGAAGCGACGATGCTCCGATTGCAATATTCGGGGAAAAACCGCAATGCCACATTGACAAACAAGAAAAGAAAGAACAATGAACACACCAGGACAACAACTATCGGAATCCCTGCTTGCAGCGTGCAAAGCGGCTGGGATTGAGAAACCTAAATACATTGCGCAGGACAAAAGCGGGTTTGTTTTTCATTACAACGTTAAACCTAACAGAATAAGCTCTGAATGGCTTTTTGGCAGTGATTGTGATTTTTTAGAGATCACTCACCCGCCCTACGCCGAAGACTGGAAAGAGAGCTTGCTTGAGTGGGTTGAGCCGCAAGAGATGTTGCCAACTGTGTTTATACCGCATGAAGGCGAGCCACTAACGGACGTTCTAGCGCGGCATCCTGAGCATGTTGCTGACGATACCGAAATGGTAATCCTCTATAATCTTGCTGATACCAGCAAAAAGGTCGATGACGCTATCAGGATCGGGTATCACAAGCACGTTGTAAACGGCGATGGCTTATGCTGGAGCCGTGCAGGTGACTACCGCGCTGGATGGGAAGATGCGCTGGCATGGAAAGGAGGCTCGCATGAGTGAAACACCGCGCACAGACGCAGCCTCACGCATGGCTTTCTCCGGCGAATACATGGTGCCAATTCAGGACGCACAGAACCTAGAGCGCGAGCTTGCTGAGGAGAAAGCTGAATTGAAAAAATACACCACAGACAGCGGTGATGATTCGCTTTACAATGTCCGTAGATTGCGCAAAGAGTTTTCCGAAGTCACCAAGCAGCGCGATGCGTTGGCTGAGGCTTTGCTTCCATTTGCTCAAATTGGAGACATTGTAAATGATGCTGATTTTACTTTATGGAAACGATCTGTATCAGCTGGGAGTGTTCGGAAAGCCCGTGAAGCCCTAGCAACCACGAAAGGAGGTGACGCATGAACATGGAAAACTTAATAGCCGTGAGCAATAAATTAGTTGAAGTTAATAATAAGCTCACAGAAGTAACAGCGCAGCGCGATGCGTTGGCTGAGGCTTTGAAAAAAATCTATAATGTTTCTGTTTTTGATTGGGACACAATGCCAGAAGGATCTCGAAGAAAATATCGCGAAGTTGTTTTGAAAATGGCTGATGGCGCTTTATCGATGAAGAAAGGAGGGAGCGATGAGTGAACGCGCACTGGAACTTGCCACCGCACTGGAGGCTGAGCTGCTGGCTCAATGCTACAAGCTGGAGGCGACGATGCAGCGACCAGAGTATCCATCGTTTCCGATCGACGAACGCAAGCAGATCGATCGCAAACACGCGGAGATCAGCGGACTGCTAACCCAAGCGGATTTTATGAAGTATCAAATATCGAGATTATGAACACACCAGAACAACAACTTTTACAATAAACCATGCCCAATCTAGTACAATACCCGCACGACAAATGGACTATTTACCAAAATAAAACTGGTGATGATTATTCTGCCGCGACTTATTCTCCATCAACCGAAGCCGTGCAATACGCAGATTACATCCTAAATCACTACTCGCGATATAGTCATGCCGACAAATTGTGCCTTGCCATCGATCTGGAGAAGCGCGGATGGAAAAATGATAATTCTAACATCCCTTTAAAAACAACTATGAACATGACAAAAGAACTATCGGAATCCCTGCTCGCAGCGTGCAAAGCGGCGGGGATTGAGAAGCCCAGGTATATCGCGCAGGATAAAAGCGGTATAATTTACCATTACAGCGCAAAGCCCAGCATGATCGAATGCGAGTGGCTTTACGATGACGATGACGATGAAGTCAACATTCTTGACCACCCGCCCTACGCCGATTACTGGCGTGAGAGTTTGATTGAGTGGGTTGAGCCGCAAGAGATGTTGCCAACTGTGTTTATACCGCATGAAGGCGAGCCACTAGCTGACGTTCTAGCGCGGCATAGTGAGCATGTTGCTGATGTTAGAAAAAAGGTTAGCGGTATCGAAGCTCTAGTATGTGAAGACATCGCCAAGCGTCAGCAAGTAGGCATTGCCAAGTATGGCACTAGCGTTGCGGAAAACATGCTGTCACATACGGAATGGTTACAACATGCTTACGAGGAATCTTTAGATATGGCGGTATATTTGAAACGAGCCATGGCAGAATTACAAACAACTAGCGGGAAAATTGAAATAGAAAATGAAGACTATTGATTATATGGATTACATATTTGGCACTTATTGTATTGCTGTTATTGCTTTTGTTTGCAATGCGACATATTTAATGTTTGTCGGTGCTGATAGTGGCGACATCCAAAAACAAGCCATAGAGCGTGGACATGCTGAATACGTGGTTGACTCAGATGGAAAAACAACTTGGCAATGGAAGGATAAACAATGACTAACAAACAAAAGCAAGCGCATGTTGCGCGGGTTATTAACAACGGCAGCAAGCGGCTAAGATTGCAGGTGTTGCGGAAGCGTAGAATGAAACCTAATGCTTTTGCTAACCTGTGGAGATGCAGAAAAGGCGCATGTCGAAAGCTCAGCAAATGAAAAACAAACAAAAGCAAGCGAGAGCATCGCACCTTTTCCGCAAGCGCAGGAGCTTCTGGTGGGTATTGCTAGCCAATCGGAACCCCGCATGGGAGAGAGCCTACGAAGTATCGTGGGAAGGCATGAGGAAGCGACACAAACAAAAACAAATCAACAATCAATAAAAAATATGAACGAACTAATCGACAAAACAAGGCAATGGTTTCACGACAAGGGGATCATCGCGAACAGCAATCCGCTCAAGCAATTAGAGAAAACACAAGAAGAGCTTACTGAGACGCGAGACGCAGCAGTCAAGTTGAAATTCCTAGGTGAGATTGTAGAATTACAATCTGGCGTTGGTGTTGACGAATGTCTTGATCTTCTCAACGAAATCAAAGATGGCATTGGCGATACAGTGGTCACACTCATCGGAGTCTGCGAAATGTATGGTTTTACACTTGAGGAATGTCTTCAGATGGCTTACGATACAATCAGCAAGCGCAATGGCAAAATGATCGACGGCATTTTCGTGAAATCAAACTAATCTCCAACTAATAAACAACATGCAAATACTAAAAGCAAACATCGGACTACAAAAAATCGAAGGCGTGAAAGTTTTCGACACAAAAACAGGCGAGAAATTCGTCGCAATCCCAGTGAAAGCTGCGAACATCTTTGTCTCAGACAAGGGTGGGATTTACCTGAATTGCGACATTCTTGAAAACAAGAAAGGCGAAGATCAGTATGGGAACACCCATATGATTACCCTCGATATCGGTAAGGATCGACGCAGCGCAGGTGAAAAAGGCGTGATCCTCGGCAACTGCAAAACGCTTACGATTGGTCAACCTCAGAAGCTGAAAGATGACCAGGAGGACGATATTCCATGGTGATACTTTATAAACCTTCCTCGCCCAGCATTGGCTGACGCGAAGAAAACCCCCTGCCGCATCGTTCAGGCGCGGCGGGGCAACAACTCTCAAGAACACACAATATGAAACCGATAAAACTACTACACATCCTTCGCAAGATGGATTGCGAGCGTCAAGCCCGAAAAGAGCTTCCACCGTTTATCCTACACCACAAGATTTCCCGCGCTATTTTTTTGCTGGAATTACTAAAATACGACACTCCAGTAAGAACCGCGCAGATACCAGAGGATTCGCGAATGATCGTTGATTACCGATTCACAAAGCGATGGGAAAACGCTGGTGAATACATCATTCAAGGTTGCCAGCCACGTGCCAAATACTCGCCGCAAACGGTCTATACATACATCCTAACCGACAAGGGGCGTGATGAGGCAAAAAAGATTGAGGCGAATTTGCAGCGGATGATTGACACAGTATCGAACAAAAACAGAAAGATTGCTTAATATGAACACACAACCAAGCACAACAAAGAAGATAGAAGCATGGCTTCTCAGAGGACACAAGATAACACCACTGCAAGCACTCCAGAAATGGGGATGCATGAGATTGGCAGCGCGGATTGCAGAACTCCGTAACAAGGGTATTGCTATCAGCACTACTAAGGTGAAATCCAACGGCAAAACCTACGCACAATATAAAGCCCTATGAAAAAAAGAGCTAAGAGAGCGAGCGATGAAGGGTTTAGTATGATTTGCGGCAGACCGAGACACAAGCCGTGGGAGCAAAAGGCTACGATTGTCTTGCGTTTATCACAGGAAACGTATCAGCGCATCAGGCGGTTATCGTCGCACAGGAGGTGCAGCGTAAGCCAGGCGGCAGAGTTACTCATGCGAACGGAGGAATCAGAGAGGATCGAGCCGACAATGCCGATTGACTACTCATTCCTGCAAAAGAAGGGCAACAGCTACACAGTATTAGACATTCTGAATTTACCATGAACACACTAAGAGGATTTCCAAAACGATACGAGGATGCCCCACCAGCGACAGGCGATGGATGGTTGGCAAACTATGCCAAAGCACTCGCCACAACCGATTCTGGGGGCATTACGATCCTTTACGGAGGATATGGCACAGGCAAGACACGCATGGCTTGGGAGGTAGCTAGAGCGCATAAGTCCAAACGTCCAACAATCAGCAATGGCGGCATTGGATGGACGACAAGCACGAAGAAACGCCCGATGGTTTACACCACAGCAGTGAACTTGTTTTCAACGATCAAATCTACTTACACTTCTGGATCTGTGAAATCAGAAAAGGAAGTTGTATCGGATTACTGTGAAGCCGCCTTACTGGTGATAGATGAAGTCCAGGAGCGTGGGGAAACACAATACGAGGATAGACAGCTAACCGCCATCATTGATGCGAGATACGCCGCAGATATGCCGACGATCCTGATTTCCAACTATACATGGGAGAGATTAGCATCTACGCTATCTCCAGCCGTGATTGATCGGATCGAGGAGAATGGGGCGAAACTATCGTTTAACTGGCAAAGCTACAGAACCAAAACAAAATGAACACATTACCAAATGACGTAGCCCGATGCGAGGGCGTGGGATTCGACGAGGACGGCGAATGGGACTGGCGCGAAGGATGCGAGACATGCCTGCGCAGGACAGCACCGAGAAATGGCGTGAATTCCTACATCGAACCGCCGAAAATCATCGCTTTCTGGTGTGAATTTCACATAGAACCAAAAGAAACAAAACCATGAAACCAAAACATTACGCAATATTAAGTGATTGTATCGAGGAGGGATGTCGTTACGGCGTTATGAGAGCGCATAAGCATACGGATAACCCATCTCACAAGGTTATTGAAGAGGCTGTCCACTCCGCTATTATGGAGAGGATTCACCAATACTATGATTTTCCAGAGGCGGAACACCAACAATGAACACACAACTAAATGAGTTACACTTATTTGCAGGAGCAGGGGGAGGTATCCTCGGTGGGATGCTTTGCGGACATACCACAGTATGTGCTGTCGAGATTGAACCTTATTGCCGAAAAGTCTTACTCCAAAGACAGCGAGACGGAATCTTGCCAAAGTTCCCAATCTGGGATGATGTGCGAACCTTTGACGGAAAACCATGGCGAGGGAAAGTTGACATCGTGTGCGGGGGATTCCCTTGTCAAGACATCAGTTGCGCTGGGAAAGGAGCGGGAATTGAAGGATCAAGAAGTAGTATGTGGAAACACATGGCGAGAATCATCGGTGAAGTTCGACCTAGATACGCTTTCGTGGAAAACTCACCAATGCTTGTGGGAAGAGGACTTGGAACCGTCCTCGCTGACCTTGCCGAAATGGGGTATGATGCGGAATGGGGTATTGTGGGAGCGCATCACGTCTCCGCTCCTCACCGAAGAGACAGAATCTGGATCGTTGCTACCGACTCCAACTTGTGCAGATGCGACGATGGGAGCTATCCTGAACGACAACACGAAGCTAATAACGCTGAAGTCAGGCAAGCTAAGGAAGATCAGCAATCAGGGAGTATCTGGCAGCATTGGACTAGCTCGCACGGTTGCGATGTGGCCAACGCCACAAGCCAGGGATTACAAGGGGAGCAGCGGCAGAAGCCTCAAGGGTTTAGAGTTGGATTTGCCAACAAAAGTCAAGATGTGGCCAACTCCAACTTGCCACAACGCAAAGGAATGCGATGCACCAGCAGAAGCAATCAGGAACACGCCGACATTGTGCCACGTTGCTCGTGGTGGGGACAAGACCCAGCCGAAGCACCTAAATCCAACGTGGGTCGAATGGCTCATGGGGTGGCCTCTAGGGTGGACAGACTTAAAGCCATTGGCAATGGGCAAGTTTCAGCAGTGGCGGCACTCGCATGGAGTATCTTAAAGCCTTAGCTCTCCACCTGTTTATAGACATTGACATATCGCCCCTTGATTAACACCTTGCGGCAAGTCAACTCTTTCTTCTCGTGCATCCTTTTCATCCTGTTTCTGATGGGGTGATAAGGTTTGCCTGTTTTTTCAACAACCATCTCAACGGTAAATTCATCTGGACGTATTTCAACTTGGTTAAGTTGCTCTATAATCCAATCCATTCCGCTTACTTTTGGTATGCTTTTTGCCATTATGGTATGTATTTGCGTTGATGAAATAGTGGAAGGTCGCCTTTGTCGGTCGTTCTTGCGTCTAGGATGATGCAGGAAGGCTCCGAGATAGCATCGGGGACTACTTTGTAGCCGTGACGTGTAAGACCCTGCCACGCGCCTGTTATGAGCGATGCTTGGTTGCCGTCTGTCCAGATGCCGTGACGGTGGCGATGCGCTCGGCAGATAACCGATGGCACACGTTTGCCTACTCTAGCGCGGGAATGAGTGATGACACCCAGGGCAATGCTGTGCGCTCCTGCTTCCAGATAAGGGCGAGATGTTGCCGAGATATGGTGAGCAAAGTTGATTAGCGTTCCGTTAATCTCCATGTCGAGATTGTCCCATGCGTTTTGTCCATTCTCAGGATTCTTAGACGCGCCTAATGCTTTGCCTAGTCGAATCTCATCATTACGAGTATGGCACTCAGTTCCCTTGATAATGTGAACACCTGATGCCTTGCTTGCCACTGGCTCTAGGATCTCCATGACAGCAGCGGATTGATCTCCGATGTCGGCACTCATGACTTGAGTAGTGCGATGGTGCAGCCCCTCTACTAAGTCGCCATTGATGACTAGCTCATATGGCTCATCCCCTACTATCTTGGCGATCCACTCATGGCAATCTTGCCAGCAAGCCCACAACCATTTCTGGAATGCGTTTTGCCCGATGGGGAATCCTTCATTGGACACGAAGTTAGCTGGCCATAGTCCGACAACGGAGCCAATGTGAAGGTCTGATAACAGAACGATGATTTTAGACTTACTTTTTATTGGCTTCATTTGCGTATAATGTTTCTCAAACTGGACATTATTGCCCCTTTTTGCGTAGAGTATTGCTCAAATTGTAAAGCGGATGCGTGAGCGGATTTTGGAAAGGTGCCGAGATTTGAGGTAAACCCCACCTCCTTCTCTTGATCCTGCTGTGTCAGTGTTTCCTTCAGCTACTTTGACGATGCCATCATCATCAGGAGATGATACAGCAATGCCGATATGGGAGAACGTGAAGACTACGATGTCGCCAGGGAGAATGTCTCCACCATGAGGTTTCTTCGTGTTAGTCGTTTTATCCTGTTCAAGTGACCAGTTCTCAAAGTCCCATGCGCCAGCGGTTCGTGGACGCTTGAACGTCTTGGTCTGCTTTACTCCAGCGGATGCCATAGCTTCGCGAACTACCCAGCAAACGAAGGCGGCGCACCACGCCCATCCCTTCTTGGGGTTAAGCCATGTCGCTGCTTTGTATTGGTCAACTCGCTCGCCACAGTTCGTATTAGCAATCTCCCGCACGCCGACTTCCGCCTTGGCGATGCGAATGATTTCCTTTACAAATGGAGTCATAGCTTTTTGATGATTTGCCATAGGCTTAGTAATCCTACAATCAAGCCGACCACTAGACCACTGATGCGCAGTCCGTATTCAACCTGCTCTTGCAGAGAAGTAATGACACCAAGGATCGGTGCAAGAGTTCCAATCGTGTTGTGACCAATATCCTTCACTCGATTTGACTTCAGGATTTGCAATTTATTTTGCGTCAGCAGCTTTGATTAGCCCTACACCAGCAACTACAGCAGCAAATGCAGCGGAAAAATCTGGACTGTCACCAGAAAGAAGCTGGATGCCTACGTTGGAAACTGTTGCTACGATTGTAAGGATGCCTAATGCGGTAGTTTTCATGATTGTAATGGGATAATGTCAGTTGCGGAGAGGTTAACGCGAGCTTCAAGACCACCTAAAATGTCAACAAGCTGTTGGAATTCTGGGAAATCTTGCGGAGTTTGAACGGGGTTTCCACGAAGCGGAGTGTTAAGTGCTTCGTCATCAGTCGGGAAGAATACTTTGCCAGCATGTTCCCCTGAATAGATAGGCACGCCAACTAGCAACCAATACACGGGAACACCGCGAGATGTTTGAGCATTCTCAATCGCGGCTGTTATAGCGTCTGCTGTAGATTGGTTGGTAATATGACCGATCATGGTATTGTTAGTCCTGTGCAGGTTTCCCAGAGAGTTTTAACGTTAAGCGAAAATGCTTGAGATTGCGATACTGTCTGCCCAAGACTTGCAGCAAAAAATCCGTATCGCCCATCTGAATAAGCCGCGCCTCCACTAAAGCCCGATCTAAGCATCTGAACAGTTCCAGTTACAGGCACTGTTCCAGCGTTAGCACCTGTAGTATTTACTAATGTTGAGACTCCAGCTGTTACTCGTTGAATAATTCGGCGATCACCACCTTCGCGAGATGATACAAAAATACCAACTTGAGATGAGCGCGCTAATATAGCTTGAACTGCACCAATTCCAGTTGCAGTCATGGAGCGGAAAATAACTGCAACTCCTGATAGGTGTGAAAACTCAACTAGCTTTGATGTGTCAGACCCATCAATAGAACCTATTGCGGTAGCCGCAGCAACACCACTAGGAGCCTGTGTCACAAGTGCCGTTAAAGACGCGCTAGATAATGTTTGGCTAAGCGCTGAAGGTGTTACATTTGTGTTAAAGTAACCCGTGGAGCCATTGCCTTGGATATAACCAGAAGCATGAGTTACGCTGCCAACAAATGTCCCACTTGCACGGGTAACCATGTCAATCGCATTTGCTGACGCAAGACTCCAAATTGGCAGGTAAAGCCTTTTATGGAGCGTCCAGCGCGATGCCGCTTTCTCGGATTCAACAAAAGCGTTAATTGCATTTTTTTGCGTTTGCGTAACCGTTACTCCAGTTGCAGCTACCGCATTGATATAAGATTTTGCGTCTGGATCAAGTCCAGCAACCATTCCTCCACCAAGCATATTTCCAAGTGAGTAATTCATCAGTAGCGCATTTGCATGTTAGCGTTAGTAAAGATACGGTTAGCAACCATCTGTAAAGTGTGCTGTTCGTCAATGCGAATCATTTCTTCTTGGAGGAGCATGTCTGCTTCCTGATCTGCCATCACAGCTTTCTCTTGCTGTCCTTCCGCACGGAGATAATCAGCATAAGTTCCATGCGCCATATATTGAAACCACTCAGCAGGAATCGCTGTGGATTCTCCTTGCGCATCTCCAAAGGTATCGGTGAACTGCCGTTTGTATGTCACATAGGCTTCCGTAGGATTTAAGTCTCCAGCGACCAACGTAGCACCTTGAGCGGTAACCATGATGTCGTATTCTTGGACTGACTTGTTAAGCCAGGGAGCTTGTTTATGAATGCGCAGATATGTGTCAATAGGGTCTTTATCAGACTCAGTATATGGCACAACACTGTCCACTACTGCTCTCTCTTCCCCGATTTTGAGGAAGCGAGGCCAGTAGTTTGTTGAGCGAAATGCTCTTAATGCTCGGCGATTAATCAGTGCTTTGATTCGCCCAAGTTCAAGAGTAGCAAATACAACCCCGCTTAGTGCTTGGATAAGAGAAAGTAGCTCGGCGTAGGTTCTAGTTTGCATTAAATGTTACCTGCTTTTAGGTGTGATTGTGATTTGAAAAAGTCACGAACGAATTGACGGTCATCCCAGCATTCGTTTCCGTATTTGTTTGCGAGTAGTAGATACTCACGTTGCGGGATAGATCCAACAGGCTTACCTGCAATGGATTTCACTTCACGCATTTTTCGTGCTTCAGCCGCAGCTTCGATTTCTCGACGCTTCTCTAGGCTTTCAATAAACTTCCGACCAGAGCATAACTCTCGGACAAGGGCAGCGTTAATTTCTTCTTCTGCGAACATAAGAAAAGAGGAGAGGGAGATTTTAACCTCCCTCCCCAGTTATGGATTAAGGCGTGATAGCGAATGGGTCAAGGATCGTAAGACCGATAACAATTTCACCAGCAGTAATGCCTGAAACAGTTCCGCCAAGGGTAGCGATAATGTTTACAGGTGAGGTTGTGTTATTGACATAACCAGGCTCGGTATCGACTAGCGATCCAGTATTGTAAGCGGTTGCTACAAGAGCATCAAGGTCAGTTGACGCAATAAGTCCAGCAGCAGTTCCAGTAACACCAACCGTAATGGTTAGATCCGATCCAGGGCTAACTGCGGAGACAACAGTTACACAAGCATTGGTGACAATGCCACCGCGAGGAACTACACCGATTGTTTTTGCGGCAGTGCCAGCTGCAACAAGGTCGGCGGCAGTCATGCGGAAGTAGTGGGTAAACCCACGCGATTCATTATTAGCTAATTGAGGCATATTATTATTTCTAGTTAGTTAGGATTAGTAAGCGATTTTGCCGTGAGCTTGTGGATGCTTAACGCACAGTGTGCCAGCAACGTCGATAAATCCACGCTCGCCACCACCTTGGTTCTCAAGGCGAGTAGCACCCATTGGGATCAGGGTGTTAAAGCCAAGATATTTAGGATTAAGGATATAACCCACGTTGGTCGAACCAGTTGGCATACAGCTTGGGTTACCGTTGACAATCTTCACAAGACCAAAGTCGGAGTCATACAAGTTCACCGAAAGGGTGATTTGCTTGCTCGTAGCGTCTTGGTTGACATGGTAGGTTGTTCCCACGTTGGCAGGATTAGCACGGGTGAAGTTGCTGATAAGCTGGCGAAGTGCCACGTTAGCAACAAGTGTCAAGCTATTCATCTCGCCGTTCTTGGCGAAGATCGAACCAACAATGCTGTTGAACGAACTCTCCGAAAGAGTGCCAGTCGTGAAAAGCGAACCAGAAGGAGTGCGATAATCAGAAGGAACTGGGTTAGTTGCTTGGGCAGTTGACTGAATCCACTTGCCAAGACCGCGCATACCGTAAGGAGTGCCAGCACCGTTTTCAACCGTCATCTCGTTGTCAGAGGCGATGGTTGCTTCGATGTCGCGTTTAATTTCACGCATCGACTTGGCTTCGGCTTGTGCTACGTTGGCAGGACCAACGCTAGTTACAGCTTGTTGCAAGTTTGACACGATGTAATCGCGGCGCATCAGTTGGATGTAGTTACCAAGGCGAGCGCGGTTAGCAAACTTGTCGCTGAACGAGGTCACATCGGAACCTTCACTGATACCAGTCGTTGCTGGAGCAGCCAAGGAATCAACAGTCCACTCGGAATAAGTGGCACTTGCTTTACCTTTGCTGCAAAGCGAAAGGATAGGAGTTTCTTCTGGAGCAAGGATGGAAAGCTCGTTGCTAAGATCCTCACGGTTGGATACGGCGGAACCCTGACCTGCTTTAGCGGTAGGGGCGGATGGTTGATAAGTATTTGAGATAGGCATAGTCTTAGTTGGTTGAAATTATTTGTATTTAGCGATTCGTGCAGCAACCCATTCTTCTGGACTTCCGCTCTTTTCAAAGCGAGTATAAGCATCGGCAACTTTGCTCTTCGGGGATGTCGAGGACTTCGCGGCTCCTGCTCCAAATGGGGAAGATGATGGACTGACTTTCAGTCTATTCCCCACCGCAGGTTGCTTCTTGATCCTCGTTCCTCCGTTGATGGAGTTGGCGGCATGTGCCAGGATGTATTCGATTTGGTAGCCAATTTCAGGAACTTGTTTGCGTAGCTTTTCGATAAGCGGGTCAGACACTAAGCTTCGGAATTGTTTCCCTACAACCGAGGATTCATCCTTGATGTCGGGAACTTCTTCTTCTGCGGCTGCGATGTATTGACCTTTCAGTTGCTCCAGTTGGGCGATCTGTTGGAGATGCGCTTGCTGGGCAGGTAAGAATTTAGTCAACGCCTCGCGGGAGTTGCGGTTAGCTTTACGAATCTGCTGTTTGGTGAACTCCTTGTCTCCAACTAAGATTATATCTTCGGCGCGATAATCTTCGTATTCCTCCAGTAGTTCATCTGTTGTTTCAAGGGTTCGCTCAAGCTCTTGATATTTCGCTTTCAAGTCATCAAATGACTGGATTTCACGAAATGGATTCTCGTCTTGAGGGACTTCCTTGACTGCTGGTTGAGATTGAATCTTCTCCTCTAAGGCTTTCTTTTGAGCGGTTAGCTCGCCAATGCGTTGAAGCAATCGGCTCTTGCCTTTTTTGGCTAAGGATTGAATCTGTTCAGCCGTCAACGACAGTAGATCAATTTCACTTTCCTGCTCCTCCTCTTCTTCTTCGGCTTCTTCCTCGGCTTCGGCTTCCTCTACTTCAGCGGGAATTTCTTCCTCCTCGGCTTCGGGTGCTTCTTCTTCGGGTTGCTCCTCAGATTCAGGTTCTGGATTATGTCTTGCCGTTCTCTGAGCTACAAGCTCTTCAAATGACATGTTGGACACTGATTCAATAGCTTCAGCGGTAGCTTCTGGATTACTCATAATTAAAACGCCATTTACGCTCGGCGGTGCGAGTCGCGAGGACATTAACGCAAAAGTAGTGCATTTGTCAATAGTAAACATTTGCAATCATGTTTTTTATGCAAAATAATTCTTGCATTCCGAAAAGTGCTGTGTAAATTCGCGGCGACGAGAGGTCGAATTCATCGTTGCAAATTTCGCTCCATTATTCATGGCTTGGAGTTAAGGGCTAGCACAGGTATTTCGACCTCCTTGTGCTAGTCCTTTTTATTTGGGCTAGATTAACCAAACAACCAACCGAACAATGAACACAGAATTAGACACACCGACACCGAGAACGGATGCGCTAATGCCAGACCAAGGACACAAGCGCACCATTTATGAGCACATTCAAGTCATGGAAACACACGCTCGACAACTAGAGCGAGAGCTTGCTGACATGACAAAGCAGCGCGATGCGTTGGCTGAGGCTTTGCGGAATTATATGTCCCACCATCGGCGTTACGGTTTTGTTACCCTCAACGAAGTGTTAGATGCAGAGCAAGCCCTAAGAGCCACGAAAGGAGGGAGTTATGACTCTTGAAGAAATCTCTGAGCTAATGGACATCGAAATCGTGCGATGCGATCCAGAAGAATGGGGAGGATCATGGGGCTACTCTACAACAGCAACTGACTGTTCAGTTTTTGGCTATAAGACCAAAAAGCAGATGCTGGAAAAGCTGGTCAAGCAAAGATTCGGTGGGGATAGGCTCGGAGAGCTGTGCATCAAACTGTTGCTGAAGCATCAAATTACGAAAGGAGGAAAACCATGAGAACCTACCGAAAAATCACGATACTTTTTGCCGACGAAGAACCAGCCATGGCATACAGTGACGAATCCATAGCGCAAGTAATGTTGGAGCGTTGCGAGGAATGGCAGCAAAAGGAGCTAGAGATCGGCAGCGACTACGTTGTGGAGTCAATCACCGCTTGCGAGTATCGCGACAAATTACAGGCTCATAATGATACTCATCCGCTTGATCCAAGCTATGTGAACGCGCAATACTACGGACTGAAAACAGTTCTTTTATACGAGTGACTCACAGAAACAAGAAACCCGTAGAGGGTTTAATCTCTACGGGTCTATGAACACAAGAGCTGAAAACAAAACAGCAAGGAAATAAAAGCAGAACGTGGACGGATGTCAACCTTCTTTTTTCAATAGAATCAAAAGCTCGTCTAGCGTAGAAACACTGCCGACGATTTTCATAACCTCGTTTGGCTCTACGCACTGGCGCAAATCACCAAAGAAACGCTCGCGCTCATCTCGGATGAATTGGATGATAGCTTTGAACTCGTCGCGGTCAGATAGAGCTTCAACAGCTTGAACAATAGTTGGTTTTGGTAATGGTGTCATTTAAGTTGTTTTGTAACTCACCTAGTTTACATCGTCATGTAAGTTCATGCGTTAATTCGCAATCGCTCCATTGTCAAGAGGGAATACGGATGAAGCTATTCAAGGTTATTTGCGCTTAGGAGCTTTTTTCGCGGCTCGCTTAGGCATCTTACCCATCTTGATTTCGACTTCAAGGTATTTCTTTCCCTTGCCATCCATGTCGCGGCTTCCACCGCATGATTTTGTTTTTTTCATAGAGTTATTTTATTGATTTACTTCCGCTGCAACGCCATTTTTTTCGACTTAAGTTGTTGGGTGTATTAGGATCATTTTGTTGGGCTTCTGGCAAGCGTTTTTTAATGCCGTAGCTTCTAGCGCAATAGCTTGAGCCTTTGGCAGTGCCAGGACGAATACGATCACCTCCGTCTGCGGCTTTACCTGCTTGCCCATACTTGATGGTTTTCTTACGACCAGTAGCGGGATTGGTGACGATCTTTTTGAATCTCTTGTCCATTACTTCTTCTTTGCAGTTTTAGCTGATTCGCGGAAGTCTTTTGCAGTCGGTGCTTTCTTGCTGCCGACCTTGTTCATCTTCTCTCCGCTACCTGCTGCGATACGTTTGCGTTTTGCGTTAATGTTGCTATATAATCCTTGTTTCATAATATTATTGCTCCATTCCTTGAGTCGTCATTCCACCCATTTCAGCAGGTGCTGTTCCAATGCGTCCAATCTCGGCGTTCTGAGCCTGTTGTAGCTGGAATTGATATTGACTGGCATATTTCTGCAAGCGAGCCGCAAAAGCCTCGTCTTGCTGCGCTCTAGCCGCAACATCGGGTTGCTGAACGTATGCTTGCACCATCTGCATGGCAATCTGCGCACCATTCGGTTGAGCGGGAACTTCAATGCCAGCAAAGATTTTTGCAAGGTCATCTGTTACGTTCTTCTGAACCTTCTGTTGCGCTTCTTCAACTGGCTGCAATACGTAGTCGGCAAAAATAGGATTGATAGACGATGCTGCAAACTCAAGTAGTTTGTTGATGTCAAGAATGCCATTACGATCAAGCTGGGTAAGCGATACCATATTCTTCAACTGAGTCTCCGCTGTTTCTGGATCACTAGACAAGGAGTCAAACGATACCATAATTGAGAAGTTTTCATCAGGACTGCCCTTGGTCATTACCTGTGGATTGGGATTTCCAGTTACTTGGAAGAAGATTTCATCAGGTCCCATACGCTGATACAGCTTCCATGCCATCGTAAGAACGTCTTTAACGTGGTCAAGGAACTTACCAATAAAGAATTGCTGGAGAGCAGCAGAAAGAGGATTTGTAAGATCTAACCCAACAGCACGGTCCGCTTGTCCGCGCATTGACATTTCACTCTCTACAGAGCCGTCATCTCGCGGAGGGATTGGACCAAATGCAATTTCACCTAGTCGGCGATACGGCACTCTGCGTCCAGGACCCCAATCCGATGGAGGGCGACCAGCAGGGTGCATGATTGGTGGAAGTGTTGCCAAAGACGCACGATCGATACGACTGTCACGCTCGGTCTTGATTTGCATCTGTGGACCACGGAGAATGTCGGAGAATGTCTGCACTTCATACATCCGCTTTTGGTTGTTAGCGAGACAAGTTACTACAAATGGATAATCATCGTAACCATTGAGAAGTTCATGCTTGGCATAGCCATCTGTCTGCGGATGGAACACGGTGCAGTAGATACCTTCTGAGCCATCTTCTTCGTCAATCAGACGTTGATACGCATAGACCACCATGACAAGATCGTTGTCGTCAGTGATTGGCAAGCGAGTCTGAGTCTTTACTTTCTCGCCATCGAGATACATGGAGTCTTTTCCACGCAGATTTTCAATAGCGTTATCTACCCATTTGCGATCCCATCCTTCGTTTGTCACCTTTTTCTCAAGCTCTTGAGCTGTGAGGAATGTTCGCCAGAACATGTATGGTGCGCGTTGTGGGTCTGAAATATAAGATGGATACATCACCTCGCCATCAGGAGCGCAAGCATAGACTACGGGACAGTCAACAGTTTGGCGGGATAGCGGAATTTCGGCAACGCCCATCTTGCGTAGGTCTTTGATTGCTTTTTTAGCTCGCTTAGTGGAAAGATCAGGGAATGAGTCTTGAAGCAACTCAATCAACATTACATCATCTTGCTCGCTAAGAATCAACTCAACAAGATCAGGCGATGCTTGCTGGATTTGCTCAAGGCTAACGCTTTGTAAGTAAGTGCGTTTCTCACGGTTCCAACCAACGTAGGTAACCATGATGCCCTTCTCCATGAGATAGTTGCCACCAAGTTCCATCTGACGCTTGAAGTCAGGAATGTAGGATGCTCGCATCCATTTTAGGAAGCCAGAAACCACCGCTGCTTTTGGCATTGCTGCCATAGACGTTGGGAATGCCTTGATGTGAGAGCGAGACAACGCTTGGTCAAACAACGCAACATACATGTCGATGCGCTCGCCAACTACGTTCACCTCTTGGTCGGATGCGCCTTGCCACGGAAAAGCATTAGCTCCGTTCTTGCGTAGGTCATCCGACTTGCCATCCCAGATGTTTCTACGGTCGTTGTAAGAGCGTAGGCACGATTCAAAATAGTAATCCAGATCAACTAGGCATGTATCGTAAGCATTGGATAATGCGCCAATATCAGGCTTCTTGTCTAAATAAACAAGAGATTCATCTTCAATTTGTTGAATGTCATTCATGCTGTATATTGGTAGTAATCCTCGGGTTCGGAATTGACGAGAATAACATTAACTTGCTTTCCTAGCAAGCCTTTTGATATTTGAGCGGGACATTTTACATTAACGCTGAATCCGTCGATCCGCGCTTTCAGCCATGTCGGGTTATTGCAAACACCTACAATTAACGCTTTCAATGGCGACTCTGGCACGTCTTGCACTATTTCTTCAACAACCTTAGCTGGTCGTCCTCGTTTCTTTGCTTCTTTTTTAGTATTCATATTAGTAACCTCCACCTCCTTGAATTGTGGCTAAACTTACGGAATTGTCAACATGATCTATTCCTGAGATTGCAGCATAGCGTAAAACATCTATGACATCTTTCCAAGCTTCTTTTAATCCACCTTCTCCAGTGTATTCTGACAATCCTTGGATAATGTTCTCGCAGTCGGAACTAATGTAAAAATGCGGTCGATTGATAGCATCCAACGGCTTAGTTGTATCCCATGCCATTTTCCCGATCAAAGCTTGCAATCCATCGTCAATATCAAGTCCAGGCGCAGGGATGCAAACCATGCCAGCATCGTTCAAATCTTCGATAATCGAGGATGATCCATCTTGTACTTGATACTTTGCAGCCCCAAGACGGGGGTCAATTAACCGCTCAAAGATTTCCTCTTCACCTTCCATTTCTTCGATAAGCTCAACGTAGTCGCGAATGCCAAATCCTTGCCCTTTAGCTCCCTCTCCAGGCATCCACTTACCACCGCGCCATTCAGCCCAGTCACCAACATCCACGCTAGGCCATTCACGATAAACCCACATTGTTCCAGTCTCATCCACTGCAATCCAGCACATAAACCAGTTTTTAGATCCAGCAGGGTCGATAACGTGATACTTTGTGATGTTGTTTCTTGGAATCTTATCAGGCTCCACCACGTTCACAATCTTGTTGAATTTTGGGAACTTGGTAGCGTGTGACTTCATCGGCACACCATAGGCACGAATAAGGATTTCCTCCCGTGTTCTCCCTTTCAGCGTTTCCTTAATGCGGTCATATCCACCGAAGGCATTGTCTTGCGAGTGGAAGTAATGCACGGAAGCATTTAGCTTCTTCGATCTTTGAACGTAAGGAACAAGCTCGTTATTAAGCAGTTCTGCTTCTCGGCTTTCGATAGTTGTTGCGCCATCAAGATACTCTTTAATAACCTCAGTCCACCCGTCAATCGGCGTGAATGTCACAAGCATCTTGGAGTTCCGAGTAGCAAGACGGAATCGCATGGTATTTATCAACTCGGGACCAAGAAGATATTCGTCGAGCCATACGCCAATGTTGTGCCAGACTGGATTGCGAGAACCAAGTTCAGCACCTTCCAAAATCGTAGGGTTATTCTGGTATTGTGAATAAGTCTTGAAGATGATCTGTGAGCCGTTAGGAAGAATCAACGAAGAATCTGTAAATCCAGTTTTCTTCTTGTATGAAATATAAGCATTTGCGCTTGTGTATTTCGTCTTGAGATACTCAGGAAGCCATGCCCATACTGCGCTTTGTTGCTGACGAATGGACACCTCGGAAGTTTGCGCAAAGCAGAATATCTCAGAGTTAGGATTTTCTACGGCTGCACGGACAACAGAGAACGCACCCCATTGAGTTTTCCCGCTGCGATTTCCTCCTAATGCTAGGATTTCATTTACTTCTTTAAGTTGTTCCTCGGCTTTTACCCAGTGAGGCAAGCGGAATCCATACTGATACGGGTCTTTTTCGGCATTCTCAATAGCTTCGTGGTAAATACGATGAATGGATAACACCTCTTCTGGTGTCATCTGAATCAGCTCCTCATCCGTGGGAGGCTTTAGAATTTGATGTTGTCTCCAAATCATACTATTTCCGCTTCAACTACTTTACCTTTAGCAATACGGCTCCTTGCTTCGTTGATGAGATTGGCGGCATCGTCGAGACTTGCGCCTTTGCGATGCTCAACAACGGTTGTCGCCATGCCAGTAAGCTGTGCCGCTTTGTCTGTGAGAATGCCAACGGTGATTGCCAGCTTCTCAGGGGAGATTTTAGCAAGGCTATCAGGGTCGTCAAAGAGTTGCGTAGCTCGTTCAAACAACAAGTCAGTGTATTCTTGCGCTGCAATAGCGTAACGCATTGAGAACTCTTTGCGCTTTGTCTCTAGCGTATCGTTATGCCGCCATTCTAATTGGCGAATAGTCTCCCTGCCAACTCCAGTTTTCTTGGATATCTCAGTAATCTTGGCTCCTTGAGATAAGAGAAACAATGCTAATGCAGCCTTGTGCGGCGCGTAATGTTCTATGTTGTTCCGTGGCAGCAACTTAGCACGTTCTCTTACCTCAAGAAACCACTCGCTCTTGTCGGGACGATCATCGTAGTAATTGTCTTTCAGTTTCTGGAGTTGTTCCTCGCTCATGTTGGATGAATCAAATGCTATTTTGATCCGGAATTCAAGTTTTGTTTTCGCTGAAGATCAAATTTACGATTTAGTTCAGAAAATGTAGAGTTAGAATTTGCACGTTCCTTTTCCTCGAAATCTTTTGCTGCTTGCTCTAGCTCAAAAGAAAACTCTGGATCTTCAGATGCTTGTCTTGCAAGAAACGTAAGTCCTTGCCTTGTTTTAAATGCTGACTCAAACATTTTAACGTAAGCGTCATTTACATTGCCAGACATTGCATTTCTAGCAAGAGCAGACCTTATTCCATTGCTTTCACTTCCATTTGCAAGTGCATATGCTAAGAATCTATTTCTTGCATTTGTAGTCAATTTAGCGATAGGAGCAAAAGCACTAACATTCCTATTGCTTACAACAACTCTAGGCATTGTGCCTGTTTTATTAAGCTCTTTAAGTGTATTAGCTTGATATAGTTTTGCAAGATCATAAAGCGCAGTTCCAGAATCAGCACCAAGAATAGTGTTAATGTTTTTCCCTAATTCACTTGGTGCTTCTTTAGTCCCATAATCAGCTAAGAATTTATCAACGTCAAATAAAGTTTCATATGGTGGAGCAGCAGTAGGAGTTCCACCTTTGTAATGATCAAGAAATATTCTCATGAAATCTCCCTTGTAGAGATTTCTTGCATCTGGTGATGATTTGCTAAGCTGACCCATTGCTGTTTCAACGTTTCTAGTGGTTGCGCCAGCTAACACAGCTCTAGATATTAAATCAGGATCAATGTTTTCAAAATTACCATTTTTAGCAGCTTGAAATATTTCAGATGATACTAATTTTTCTTCTTCTTTTTTGAGTGCTTCTCTTTTGACAATTTGATCTGCAACTTGATTCCTTTCATTTTTAGATAATGCAGAAGACAATGCAGTTAAATCATCGCGGGTAATACTAGAAATCTTCACGCCTTTAATTGCCGCTAACTTTTCATTTAAGGTATCTAGCCCCCTAGCTACTTTACCAGAATCAGCATCAAATAATGTATCTAAGAATCCTTTATCATAATTAAGTTGAGTAATGTTTCCTTGCTTGCCCATGCCAATATCATTCAGATACTGAATCTGCATTCTATCTCTAATGGTTTTGGCAATACCAGGTTGCGTTGCATCCAAATCTTGAGCAGCACGAAGAACTCGACCCATTGTTTCTGGGTCTTTCATAGCAATCCTTACAACATCTCTTTGTGTTGCAACATTTTCTCCTCCAGCTTCTTTTAATATGCTACCTAAAGTATTTTTTTGCATATCATTTCTTTTGCCAACTGCTGCCGCTGTTGTTTGAAATTCGTTTGCAAGATTTCTTGTAACTCCATTTGCATCAATAGCATTATAACCCTTGAAAATTTGTGTTCTAAGTGCTGATAATTCATTTGATATTTCAGTTCCAAAAATATCTTTGGTTGATCCTCCAACTAGATTTTCTGATCGCAGGTTGCCATACGATTTAACTAATTCATTAAAGTCTTTGAAATTCAAAGGTCTATTTATAGATTCAAGATCTTTTAACTGATTAGTTGCATCTTGAATTTTGCCCTCTAATCTCAATCTTAAATTTGCATCTTTTGCGCTACTTTTTAGTTTTTGCAAACTTTTTAAGCTATTTTCAATCCTCTTGATTTCAATAGGCGCATCCCTTCTAGCCCTAAGACTATTTTCAAGTCCTGTTACTCCTCGATCATCAACGAACCCTGAAAAGTTTAATTCACGCTTAATTTGCGGAATTTTATCCAGCATTTCCTGTGCTGTTATTGAAAAACCAGCATTATCAGCTAGATCAGCCATTAAATCATATTGATTTCTAGTAAATTTTGCAGTTTCTTCGTCAAGTTGCTGAATAGTTCCCCTGAGAACTCCGCCAAGTTCATCAACATTAGCTTCTCCATATGGTTTAAGCAATCTTTGAACAGCTCCATCAACAATAAATTCATTTTGATCAGTGTTTCGAGCAATTCTGGTTACAAGCTCACTTCTTTTTTGTGCTAGATTTCGTGCAACGCTAGCATAATCACCAGGTGCAGTTGTTGCCATTTTCCTAAATGGATCAAATTTTCTTACTATGTCTTGTTGCGCAGTTCTCAATTTTGCTCCTAATCGAGTTTTAGGATAATCACCAGCAAGTTCTTGCGCTCCCTCTATTCCTTTAGGTCCAAATTGTGAACCAGCAGGAACTGCTTCTGGAAGCCCTTGTCGCTCAGCAGATTCAACAAATTGTTGTCTGAATGTGTTTGGTGTTCCACTTGGAACCCTAAATGCGCGAACAGCAGGAATTGCAACATCACCAACTGCACCAAGTGCGCCTCCGATGGCTGCTTGAGTGCCTCGACGTGCAACATTTTCTCCGATATTTTGTTCCATGCCAAGTGCTGCACGGGTAATCATATCGGCAGCTGTTCCCAAGCCAGCTTCCGTTGCTGCAGCAGTAGCAGTTCCAGCCATTGGGCTTTTTGTAGCTAATGCTGCACTAATTCCAGCGGCTGTTGAGCCAATAGCAATAGGAGCTTCTACTGCTGCTGCTCCAGCAAAACCAGCAAGACCCATATCAAGCGTAGTAAATGTTTTGCCATCTTTAGTTTTAATCAAAAACTGAGTTTTACCACCTACGCTCATAGGTGTAATATTGGCATCTGGATATGTTTGTTGCAGATACTCAAGCTCTGATTCCCTAGTAGGCAATGCACCAACTCCAAATCTTACTCCAGTAGGCAGTTGTTCTGCCGCCATGCCGCCTTCGCCAACAGGTGCATTGAAAAGCTGACCAATAGCTTCGCGTTTTGTTGCCATTTGTTGCTCAACAGAAGGCATGTTATACATTGCTTCATATGATCTTGGCATACCCATGCCACCTCTCCCACCCATGTTCATGTAGTTAGGCGTAGGAGCAACAATGGGCTTCTCAATTTCTTTTCTGAGTCCGCTTATTCTTTCTAAATTTGGAGCTTCTTCTTCTGTTTCTAACTTTGAAAATTGATTTTGAAGAACTTTTACTTTGTCATAGAGCTTTCTGCCCAAATCAACATAAGACTGAGCCTCAACATTTTGTCCAGCAGCAACAGCTGCTTGATATTTGTTTTTAGCTTCACGAATCCCCAGAGAGATTTTGCTTATGTCAGAACTAATTGATTCTTTTTGTTTTTGTAAATCACTCATCGATACCTAGGTCTTTTAGTGCTTGTTTAGTTTCATCATCTAATCCTGTATATGGAGTTTCTGAAGTTGGGATTGACTTGAATGAATACTTGTCAACCTTCTTCTTCAAATTCGGGAAGTTTTTAAGCATTTCATTAACAGCTTTTCCTGTGCCATATACTTTGTCTAGGGTCTCTAGTGCCTTAATGTTTGCTTCAACTGGAAGCGATGGATCTCCAATTGCGCTTAGGTAAAACGTCAATTCCTTTTCGGAGTCCATGCCTTTAGCTCCCATTTCAGTAGCTTGTCGAATCACGTTAACAATGCTTGGACGCATTGTGTTAATTTGATCGCGTAATACCTGATCCTCTGAACCTAATGCCCTAGACACTGCTTGTCCTGCACTAGTTGCTGTTAAAGCATTCATAATGCTACTTTTTTCGCCAGTTACAGCTTTGCCTTTTGCGTCAAGTGTTGCATAAGACCCTGTGATTTGTTGCATGTAACCGCTGAAGTCAGTTTTGGCTTTTTCTTTAGCGTCAGACGGAATCTGAACTATTCTTGTTCCAGTTGGACTCGTAGCATCTGGAACTATTGCCTCTCCTTCTTTTATTTGTGTTGTAGGAGCTTTGTTTAAACCTCCTTGCCCATCAAGAGTAATAGAACGAATTGTTGTTCCGTCATTGGTAATTATTTCTTGTCCTTGCTGAGGTGCAAAAGGTCGTTGTCTAGTAGCATAAAATTTACCATCTGGTAATGGTATTCCTTCAATATTTTGTCCGCTTTTTACTGCTGCATTATATTCGTCCATTGTAATTACAGTCCCAGTAGGAGCTTTGATTTCATCTGTCGCAATATATCTAGGAGTATATTGTGGCGCAGGCTGAGGTCGCGCAATGCTCGCTGGAGGCGCTCCGACTGGTGGAGCTAATTGCCCACCAGCCATTATAGCATTTATAGCAGCTGCATCTTCAGGAGTCAGCGGTGGAAGAAGTGGATTTACATCGCCAACTGGAGGCAATGAACCTGGACTACCATCTACAATTGGAAACGGAATATTTAACGCTCCATTAATAAAATCAGCAGCGGAAGTTGCTCCATCAGACCAATCTTCTGGTGGAAGCCCTTTCCCAAAATTGCCTAAGTTAGAAATTGGAAGTTTTGTTTCAGGGTCATAATCTCTGCCATCATTACCTTTAAGAACATAGATGTCGCCTCTATCTGTTTTCTTTAATTCAGTCCCAGTAAAACCAAATGATGGAGCAGGTGGCGGTGCATTTTGAGCGTTTTGAATAGCCATTGCTTGATCTTTATCAAATCGACCAAACACGTTAGGAATCATCGCCTTGCCTTCATCCAGCAATGCTGCTTTCTCGATAGGGCTAAGATTAGGATCGTTGTATGATTTCAGGAATGGAGCTAGCGTCTCTTCAGCTGCTGTAATTCCATACGATTTGCCTAAAGTAATCGCAGCTTCAATAGACTTAGCAGATGCTTTGTTGTAAGCATCAACTTTCCTCTGCTCTTTCTTTGCTTCACCATAGTTCTGAATAGCTCCCCCGATACTCTGTCCTAGCCCAGCAATTCCCTGTGCTTGCATTCTAGCAGCATCAGCGAATCCTCCGAAATCTAGTTTGAATGACTCAGGGTTGATTCCTGAACCTAGCATTTGTCCTTTTCCGTAAGCTGCCATATTATTTAATTAGATTGTAATAAACTGCTTTGAATCCGTTAATTTCCTCAACAGCTTCAGGAAACACTTCCTCAACTTCTTGAGCCATAACGCCCATGTGAGTAACATTGTCTCCTTTATATTTGTAGGTATACACTGGTAAACCAGCGTCTGTCATACCGACTTTTTTAATGTCAGTTTTCAGTCTTCGATCAGATGCTGTTGCGGCTGCTTTTGCAGAATCTCCAATCAATCCCATAATTGCAGCTTGTTGCGCCGCTTTAGCCTGTGCATTTGCAGATGCCGCAGCAAGTTGATTAGAGCGTTGTGCTGCACCAAGGTTAAGTCCAACAGATGTATCAAACAACTGTGGTGTTCCTGCGCCGATTGCGCCAAGACCTGTGTTGATAAATTGCTGACCTTGTTGATATGACAATGGAGCATTGCTAAGCAATCCTAGTCCAGGCTGCGTGTAGAATCCTTGAGCAACATTATAGGCATTCTGCCCTGCTTGTGCTGCCTCGGCACGCTTGCGAGCAAATACATCCTCTCGCCCCATAACCTCAGAAGCGATAGCTGCATTGCCCCCTAGTCTGCCAGCCGCTGCTGCTCCTTCACGGGCTGTTTGTTGGTATCCGCGCTGTTCTTGCGGACTAATCATCTGAGACGCTGCTAATGCCCTTTGTGCTTCATTGCTGAAATTTTGCACTACACCAGCTTGCTCTGGAGATAACGCTTGCATTAACCCACGGGTTAATCCTGCTTGTCCAGTCATCTGACCTAGCTCTGCTTGGCGAGCCTCGCCTAGCCCCGTGCCAGCTTGTTGTGCCGCTTGATTACTAAGACCAAAGATTCCTTGCTGCCCACCTGCGCCAGTCAAAAACGATTGGATGTCACCAAGGTTAAGACCTTGAAATTGTGGGCGGAATTGTTGCTCTTGAGAAAAAATCTGCGGCAGAGATTGCGACATTCCTGAAACGTAACTGCTAATATCTTTAGCAATATCCATCTTCGGAGCTTTGACTTTTGGTGCTGATCCCGTAATTCCTGATGCTAATCCCATAATTTATCGTAGTTTAGAGTAAAAGGTTTTCATGTTGAGTAAGCGATTCCGACTTGATCCTTTGAAGTCTCGCCGAAAAGCAATGTATTTGTAATTATCTTTGAGTGTTCGGAGTCCACTAGCCATGTCTCCGCAACATATTGTGACGTAAAGCGTATCTGCCTCTTCAAAGAGAACAGCATCTTCACTGTCATCGCTTTTTGAATGGAAGCAAAGCGCAAAAACATCTGGAGTAGAAACAACAATACCATGACACAAGTGCCAACCAATAAGGCTTTGAATGTCGATGTTTCTTGATTCATAAAGGTTAAGTGCTATGGCTAGGTGTGGATTCATCCAATAATTGCTACATTAATAAATCTATTTTCTTCATTCATGTAAATGTGCGCTTGATAAACAGTGTTTGCTTGTGTATTGCCTACTGTGTATTCATTTGCCGTAGTAGCCCATGCGCCAGGAAAGAATTGACCTGTTGCAATCGTAGCATAATCATCATTAGGCATTTCAGTTGCGAAATTCAAAACAATCGTATCATCACCAGTATCAAACCATGATGCTGTAGAAATATTTCCAGATGCTTGTATTGCTACAAACTGAGCAGTTACAGTGCCTGATGTGGAGGTTCCCGTGTGATTTACAACAAATTCATTTACATTCGCAGAAGATGTAACCGTGTATAACCCATCAGTCCCAGTGCCACTGGTAAAGTCTAATCTGATTTTGTCATTTGTTTTTAACCCATGACCCGTAATTGTAACAGTGGTTTCTGTTCCTGTTCTGACGTAATTTCCTGATTTGTATGCGCCAGTCCTTACTGAACTAACAAATGGATTTAATTTAGCCCATGCTCTCACCCCATAAACTGGAGCTGTGCCAGTCTGCGCTCCACTGAGCTTAGGTGCTGTTACATTGGCATCAAGAATCTTGGCAGTAGTTACATTAGCATCAAGGATATTGGCAGTTGCTACAGTAATTCCTACTGGCAATGCTTCCGATGCCAGCTTCGACAATGAGATTGCAGCAGTTGCGCTAATCTTTACATTGGTAATTACTCCGCTTGCAATAGCGTTAGCAGTAACGGAATCAGCAGCAAGCTCGTTTGAAGTAATGGTTCCTACTTTTAATTGACCAGCACCAGTTACTGCAAGAGTTCCTCCAGAAATAGCATCATTCGTAAAGGTAGTTTGGTCGATGATATTGTTCATCAACGTGCTGGTGATAACCTCGTTTGTTGCGAAAGTCTTTGTTGTATTTACTACTCCCATATTATTTTTGTGAGATGATTTGCCTGTTTGTCACAGAGCCTGTAACTTTTATGGACGTTATTTTAGGGGAACCAATCGTCCGTGTCAAGGTTAGCGTTCCTAAATAGCCCCTGATGCCTCCAAGACGGAAGCGAATGTTGCCAGTCTCGTCCTCGTTGGTAGATCCAGTGCCAAGCACTACGCCATCAAGAAACATAGTTGTTGTCCCTATGCTCTGATTATTGTCTGGATCTTCTGCTGCGAAGGAAATGTCATACTCTCCTAGACCACCATCGACACATTGCATGGTAATTTGCCCATCTGTGAAGCGTTTGCGGTCAAGATTGCCTAGCGCATAGCCCCTAGTTGTCAAAGATGACTGGATTGGGAAGCTGGTTGTCAAGCCAGCAGACACTAAGCTATCGTTAGATGTCTCTATTGCCTCTAATTCATGGACTCCACCTAGTGAAGTTACAGCATAAATGCTATTTCGCTCTGCTGCGCTGCCAATAATTATGTTCTTGATGATAAAATCACCAGCACCGAACGTATCTATAGACTCCCATCCTTTGTTTAGGAAGTTGAATATCAAGATACTATTGTTTCCAATGGCATCGTTAGCTCCAGCAATAGAATCCAAGGCAACAGCAAGGTAATATCGGTTATTAAACAGAGTTCCAACCGCCTCGGCAGCTAGATTCTTGTTGATTCTGTCAATATACGGCTGGATGTTTTTAGAAATAGGCTCATCTGCACCGCGAAGGTTGTAGTCATTTAAGAACTCAACAGCATACACACCTTCATCCGAAAGAAAAAACATAGCATTGCCTTTCATGACAACGCTTTTCTTAGCTAAGCACCCGACTTCGTTAGTCAGCGCAGTCACACGGGTGTCATTTAAGCTCCCAGTAGTGCCGCTAATAAGGTGCAAGCTATTGCGATTAAGGACAACTAGCTTGTCGTCGTAAAATCCTTGCATCGCCACAACATAATCTGCTGTGCCACCAGTAATTCGGAACTGATTGGCAATCTGATCAAACGTATGGCTATCTAAAATATCCGATACAGCAATCTCATCTGTGATGTTTCGATTTGTATAGGTAGCAACGTTATACGTGCCAGCAGGATCGTAGTAAAACGGAACCCATAATCTGCGTTGAAAGTAAATACCCCAAGGCGGGGCTGGCTGATGGATGAATCCACCACCTACGCTGAACCTACCGCCAAACTCAACTTGTAATCCACCACCAAGGGTAGCTAAGTTAGCAACTGGGGCAATAAAGGAAATGTTTGTGGTAGTTGCACTCAGCACCTCAAACGACTTGCCAGAGATGGCACTGAACTCAGGCACAGTAGTCTCGTAGATAACAATAGTATCTCCAGCAGCAATCGTTGTATTTCCTGTGACGGTTAAGCTGACAACGCCTCCAGATACGGAGCCGTTATTACCAACTGTGGTAAAGATTTGTGGTTGCGTGTAAGTGCCTCCAGGCACAAGCGTAAACCCAGCCTTCAACACGCCAGCAGTAACATCAAATGTCACCGTCTGCGAGGTTGTAAAGGTATAGGTAAAGACATCTTTGTCTGTTACCGCCAACACAGTAAACGTGCCATCGGCAGGAGTGCCACCAGTAAGCCCACTGACTACGATACTATCACCGACAGTTAATCCGTGGTCTTTCACACGCATTGTCACAGTAGTCGTTCCAGCTTGACTTGCGCTTTCAATCTGCCGACCATTAGGAAACCACTCAAACGCTTGAGACCCACCACGGAACAAGAACACGCGATCAAACGCTTGTATCATGTCAGTGTCGCTAGTAACGGATTGACTTGTAGGATATTTAATATCCTGCGTGGTGTATTCACTTTGATTACTAAGAGTAACTAAGATAGCCTTAGTATCCAATGCCAGCACGATGCTTTCTGAATTGCCTGTGTTTGGATCACTAAACAAGCAAGATGCTCGGACGTTGACGTTAGCGGCATCGTTAATTGGAGTTGTGGACAATGTGCCAGTCTGATCGCTGATGGATGTTAATCCAGCTACGGAATACGTCAGCGTATCAACACTAGCTACGGTCAACGTAAAGTCACCGCTCATCTCGACATTGCCGACGAGTCCAGTAATCCTTCCTAGTGCCGTGCCAGTCAATCCATGCGCCACTGACGTAGTAATCGTAACCACACCAGCAGTTACACTAGCGGCAGTAATGTTCTTAGCTGAATCAATCAGAAAGAACGGCAACTGTAATGGACTGCCACCACTCGTCAACGATCCTGTCCTAGCGACAATGCCTCTGCGTGGCTTCCAATATCCTTCCATCCTGCCATTCAGCGACTCACGCACCTCACCAACTTCTAGCTGGTTTAACTGCAATCGCTGATTCACACTAAGAAACCCGCCATCCCCATCTGAGGATTGCGCTTCGTCCATCGCACTACCACTCTGTGCAAACTGACTCATTATGCGTAATAGGCAATTACAACGCCGCTAGTTAATTCAATAAAATCAAATTTTCCACCAATGCCAATGCCTGCTGGCACAGTTACTCCAATTATTTCATCAAAATCATCAATGTTTAGGCTGCCAATATCACTAAACACAGTATCTGTAATAACTTGTATCCAGCGAAAATTACCAGTAATAAGTCCTGATGCGGAAGATATATACTGACCGCCACCTTGTCCTTGTAAATCGTAGCTAATAGGGCTGCTCATGCGCGTGTTTTATCATTTTGTGAGGATTTGTCAAGTAGCCATTTAGGCGTTTTTTCGGAGGGTGGGTAACCAATAGCTATAATCGTAAGCAACGCGCGCGCGACCCCCTCCCCCCGTTCATCCGAACACTACTCATGCAAACACTGCCCACCTGAACACTACTCACCTGAACACTACTCACCTGAACAGTACTCACCTGAACAGTA